GGTTGCCCCTGGAGCGTCATGCCCATGGTCTTTGCCGGTTGACCGCCGAACGGGTTCTGGATGGGCGACGTGGCGGCCATGGCATTGGGGTCGGCGTATATGGACGTATACCCACCCTCGCCCGGCAGTTCTGGCACCTTGGCACCTTCATAGGCTGCGACCATCGCAGGCGCACCCTTGAACAGGCCGATGGCACCCTGCCTGAGTTCCTTCTTGGACTTGGTGGGGTCATCCTCGAGGAAGGATGCCGCCATCTGACCTGCGCTATGGCCGAGCCCAGCCCCTGCGACGGCACCTGGTGCGTTGCCGGCCATGCCGCCGATGACACCACCGATGACCATGCCGCCGATCTCAAGACCATCTCCGAGGTAGTCCTTCCAATCCTTGCTGTCCGGGGTCTCGACTGGAGGGCGATACTTGACCAATGCCATCAGTTCACCTCCGCCAGTTGCGCCATCATGGTCTTGAGGTCTGCCTCGTCATTGATGTTGGCAACGCCAGCCTGCATCGACTGCTCTGCCTCAAGGCGGGCAGCCTTGGTCTGCTCTTCGCTCTCCCCGTAGGTCGCGATGTGGGCGAGCTCGGATGAAGCAGCATCAGCGTACTTGGACAGTTTCTGCCCTGAGTAGCCAGCCTGGGCGAGGGCTTTCTTGTACTCCGCCTGACCCTTGCGGCTGTTCATGTCGAAGACGAAGTCGGTGCCGTCGTCCACCACCAAGATCATCTTGTTGTGCTTGTAGTCCCGCACCGGGACGAAGGGGGCGAGACCCTGTCCACGGTTGGCTGCGGCAGACCGACGTGCCCGGATGAGGACGTCGTGCATCTTCCGCATGTACACATCACCGTGGCTGGCAGCCTGCATGATGTGCTCTCGCCAGGAAGGACTGGCCTTGTGGGCAGCCGGCCCGGCAACGGCAACCTTGCCTTTGCCGCCGGCTCCACCTTTCCGCCTGGACGAGAGGGTGCGCGAGGCTGATGCTGCTGCACCTGCGACTGTGGTCGGGGCTGCCGGCGCACCCGCTGTGGAGGGTTTGCCACCGAGCGACGTCTGTAGGTGCGTGGCGTATGGGTTGCTGGCTGCGGCGGGCGACTGTTGTGCGAAGGTTGGGACGGCACCCCCCTCCGACATGGCAGCGATGCGGCGGCCCATGTCCAGGTCAGGATTAAGCGGCCTTGCCGGGGTTGCTGGCGCAGGCACCGATCCGGTGTTCGCTAGACCAACCCAGTCTGCCCCATGACCCCGACCTCGTGCGGCGAGCCACTTCTGACGCTCCATCTCCAGCGCAGCGGGCTCCTCATACGGGGTGCCGCCGGCTGCCCGTCGAGACTGCCACTCAGCGCGACCGGCGGGCGCGGGCGGCTGAGGTGGCACCTCCCACGGCTTAAAGACGGCGGGCGCAACCCCCATCCCGTGGACTTGAGGCGGGTGTCGATCAGGGCGGCCCCCTGCGAGCAATGTTTGTAGATGCGTGGCGAATGGGTTCCATCGGTGCGAAGGGTGCGCCTCCGGGATCGCCGCATCAATTTCCGCTTGAGTTGGATAACGGAGGGGTGGATTTGGCACGGTTACCCCTGCTCAACGACGACTTCTGGGAAGTCATTCGGGTCCAAGTCCGGGTGCAAACCGTCCCCTTCCCAGGTCCGACAAGGTGTCGTGTCCTCAGCAGACATGTACTCGCCCACCGTCTTCGACAGAGCAACCTTGACCACCTGCTTCATGAGACCTGCCCTTTCTTCAATCCATTCGCGACGTTCCGCTTCAGCCTGGCGAGCCTGTGTCGAGAGAGCTCTCCGCCCGGCAGCGTACACAAGGAAAACGCAAATGCCAAGGGCAATGTGAAAAGGGTCCATGTTCTAACTCCAAAAGGGTGCCGTCAGGGTGAGGAAAAGAACCCAAGCTCGAGCAACTCTGACTCCACGTCCGAGTGCTCGTCGGAGTCTTCATCCACCAATTCCGATACCGTGCTCCACTTGGGAGGGGCACCCTCCTCCCGTGGCTTCTCGTCGTTGTAGAGCAAGTCCAGATCGTAGTGCTCATCGTGCAGGGCGCATGCGATCATGAAGGAGAAGACGTAGTCGTCGTTCTCGCCTGGCTGCGCCTCGCACCGCATGCCATCCACCCAGACAAAGTTGGAGAGTTGCGTCACCAGCTTGTCGTCGTGGATGATCACCGAGGTGGAGTCCGACCGCAGGGCTTTGCGGGCCGCCGAGACCAGCATCGGACGGGTCTTTGCGGTGGTCTCCCAGCCCAGCTTGTTCCTGATCAACTTGCCTTCAGCGCGGCTCCACTCCAGTTCCCGATAGATGTTGGGGTAACTGAGTTTGCGGAGTTCCTTGAGCGTGGTCTTGCCGTAGGTGTTGGACTCCGGGCAGACGATGGCGTTGTTGTAGAAGCGACCCAGGATGTCCATCAGGACACCCACTTCATCTGGGTCTGGCTTGCCGATGTAGGCGGCGCATTGCTCGATCGCCCTGCCGCGCCGCGCCCAAGCGGTGATAACACTGAAGTCGTCGCCGGTCCCGCCGCCGCAGATGTCCGCAGTTATTATATAGCGGGTGCCCTCTTCTGGATCGAGCCAACCCTCAAACTGCCCCACCTCGGTCTCGGTCTTGAAGATGGTCGGTCCTTTGTCGGACAGGTCGAACCTGGTCGATGGGAACAGGTGCTTGTTCTGGGCTGCGAGGAACTTGGCTGCGAAGACCTGGCGCCCGCTGGCGAGGAAGCAGGACACATCGTCGTCGGGGTACTCTTGGAGCATGCGCTCTTCGTCACCGTCGCAGACGTTCCGGTAGCAGTAGCACCACCACAGCCATTGCCCGCAGGACAGGTCGTAGGTCTCGATCCGGTTGCTGCTGTCCTCAAGGAACCCGCCGGCTTCCCTGTCTGAAGCCCTGCCGTGCTTGCGCCACTTCCGCCAATGCCCCAGAACTGTCGGAGCCGGCTTGATGGTGTTCTTGGGCACCGCATGCCAGGGCACAAACCAAGCCTTGAACTCGCTCTCCCCGTTCTTCGCACGCATGTACTCGTCGTAGAAGTACCCGCCTTTGCCGCAGGGGGAGGATTCAAGGATGATGATGCGCCAGGGTCCGAGGCGGGCGCCCATGGCCGATTTAACAGCTGTCACCAGCTTCTTTGGGGCTGCGTAGAACGCCACCTCCGAGAAGTGGACGGCTTGCAGGGTCTTGGATCGCCCCTTCTTGGCGGCGACTGCCGAGGTGCCGGCGGTTGCGATGCGGACAAAGGACCCGTTCTTGTAGTGGACTCCGAGCTTCCGGGCCGAGCGGTCCACCTCCGGGCGCACGTCCGGGGACATCTTGGAGTACATGAAGGTGTACTTCTCAAGCAGGGTGTCGGTGGAGTCGTCATCGTGACTGATAACCATGGCCCGGTAGTTGTCCATGAAGATGGTCAACCAAGACAGGAGAGCGGCAACCCAGGTGGAGAATCCGGCCTCCTGGCGCAGTTTGAGGATGACCATCAGCAGCGGTCTGCCTGCGAGGAGCTCGCGCAGGGCGTGCCTGGTGGCTCGGACTTGCGGCGGGTTGAGTACAAACGGGATGACGTTGGAGTCTGCATCGACGATCTTGACCTCCTGCTCGCAGAAGAAGACGAAGTCCTCTGCCAGTTGGAGGATGTACTGCTCGTCGAACTCGGTATCTGACAGGACTGACAGTTCGTCTGCCACAGCCTCTTCGACGATCTCTTCAAAGATGTCTTGCTTCACTCCGTGCCCCGTTTTCTGCGCCTCGCTGCCAGAGCAGCGACTCTCTGGTGTCTCTCGCCCTGGGAGATGGACGGTGCCGACATGGCGATCTTCATGCAGCGGTCGTACCACTCTTCTTCAGCCCTCGTTTTCTTGTCTTCGACTGCTGTTTCGAGCCTCTCCACAGCCATATTGGCGAGGCTGCGGACTGCATCGTTGGGGAATTGGAGACCGTCGAAAGCGGTCTTAATCTCGTCGAGCCGCTCTTTCACGCTTGCGCTCCATCCCGTTCCAGACCTTGATGGTTTTGATCAGCGACTGCCGTTCGCCTGGGCAGGGCTCTCCTTGCGGGACCCATGCCTCGTGGTCCGCACACTTGGCATACCACACCCCCTCGTGCTTCTCCCTGCGGGCGTCCCACAGGTGGAAGACCTTCTTCTCCTCCTGCGCCTCTTTGCGGCAGTCGGGGCAGTCTCGAGGGCAGTCTCGGTGCCGCCAGCAGCGGTCTGGGGTGTAGAGAACGCGCTGCGGGGTCGGTCGCTTGTGCTTGGGTCCGGGTCTCTTCTTCATCCTTCTTCCGGCGGGTCGGGCAGGGGCGTGGAAAGATTCGGCAGCGTTGGAAGGGTACTCAAGTTCCATCTGAGCCTTTACAGTGCCGACGCACTACTTCAAGCAAACTAGGGGAGGTCTTTGCACATGTCCCGCGTGAACCCGGCGGGCAGACAATCACAGCACCCCATGCTCTTGACCAGTTCAATCGCTGGCAGGCACGCCTCGCCCTCGGTCACCACACAAGCGGTGGCAGCGGCAGCGGTCGCTGCGCTGCAATAGGCTGTCTGCCACCAAGCGCAGCCCATGAGCAACGACCCCGGTGCAGTGAGCTTTGCCTTGCAGGCTGGCTCTTTCTTGCACTCGCCAAGGTGCATGACGATCTTGTCAAAGCGGGTCGCCTCGGCTGCGGGCGCTGCGGGTGCTTTCTGTTCGCTGCACGAAGTCAGCATGAGGCTCAAGCCAACCATCAGAATCATGAACGCTCTCATCAGTCTCTCCTTGGACATCGGTTCTAAACCCCTTGACGGGCTCCTTTCTAACATGCTTACGACACGCTCAACGTGCCTGTTCCGCTAATGTCGGCCATGTCGGCACCCTCAGTGACACCGACAAAGGTTCCATACAACTTCCCGTGCGTACTGAACAGCGAAAAGGTCGCCATGCCCTCGACAACGTCCACCGCAACGCAGGTGAAGTGACACTTGCCCGCAACGGTTTTTGGGTTCACTAAGAATGTCCCTGCCACTGGCGCTGTGAACGCACCGAAATCCCAACTGAATCCCGATGCGTTGAAGCTGACAGCGCACTCATACGTCCCGGCCACCGCCAGCGTGCAGTCCAGCACATAGTATAGCGCCCCCGCACAGCTTAACAGCCCAGCACCCACGCCGAACCCGTCACCGAGGGCAAGCAGGTGTTGATTAGCCTTAGCGACATCAGAGCCAGCAGGTGTTGCCTTTATCCGTTCGATCTGTTTAGCCAACGCTTGCTCTGCCATCTTGACAAGCATGTCAGACATCTACCTCTGCCTCCCGGTTGCTGCAACTGCGGTTCCGACAGCGCGGACTCCCTTCAGAATCTAACCTGCTCCGCCCCCGCTCTGCGGCATCCCTCTGCCGGATGTATTCGTCGTGCAGGTGCTGCCGGTCGGAAGGGGTGGAGATGTGAACAACAGACACACCGGCCTCCCGGTGGGTGGGGTGGGGGCAAACGCCGCCCTCAGGTATCCGAGCTCCGCAATCGCAGTCCGAACAGGTCTCTCCGCAGTCCCCGCAACCCGACCTCCCCGCCAACTCCTCGACCCTCTCCCGAGCCCTCTTCTCCCAAAACTCGCTGCTCCGGGCAGCCGCCTGCAACATCTGAAGATGCGACCCGGACACCAGGTACATGTCGTACCCAGACACCCTCCGACAACCCTCACTCGCTAGAAGAGGCGCAACCTCTATCAACCCTGCTCGCTCGGACATGTGTTCCTCCTGCAAGAGCCTTCCGCCCAGCAGAATACACACACAACCAACACCTGACAACAAGATTAGGAAAGCAAGAGAGCGAGACTTCCCTTAGAGGGACTGCGTCCCTTCCAGTGTATCGACTGCTCGCATAACTTGCTCCGCTCCTGCCTTGCAGTCGATTCTTAGTAAGAGACCGAGGTTTTGTCAAGATGTTTCTGCCGCCAGTTGATTGGGGTCTGTGGACATCACCGTTTTTTGGGATATATCGGGTATGGGGGTGTCCCCCCCGAGCACTAGCCCCTCGAGGCAGAGCTCCCCCTTACCCACGGGTTGGCACCCATGTGGGCGATCTAGCGTCAAAGGATCTAAAAGCCCCCTATATTCAAAGAGTTAGCTATCTTTGCTGTGCTGCGTCTTTATTGTCTGCGCCGGCCTATAGGTCCAGATTGACGGTGATCGGCTGTGCTCGCAAGCAGTGGCTTGCAAATGGCATGGGACACAGCTTGGCATAGGCGGTGATGGGGGGCTAGCTCGAGTTGACGCACGGCACCGCCCCCAATCTAGGCCTAGCCTTCCCATATCAACGCCCGATCTTGGTGCCTTGTCGATCTTCCCTGTCCACCGATGATCACTGCCGATGGTTGGCGGGGGCCGGGCGACCCTCATTTAGGATCAAGCTGAATAGAGGTCAGAAGAGTTAGTTGACACTAGGTGTGATCCATGCCTTTAATCCTTCTACGGCACTTGAGCCGACTTAAGCGACCCTGAGTCGCAAGCGAGGAACCATGAGAGATTCATTGACCATCTGGAAAGGTACCAGTCACTTGGACGGCGAGATAATCGCAGTCATCGCACGCAAAGGCGGCAACAAAAAGGTCTCCGGCGGCGACCGGCAAGTGCTCGCCTTGTCCGTTGTGCCGATGGTCACGGTTACCAAGGTTCGGGCAGCCGACCACGGTCAGCCTGCGATCAAGCTTGGGACTACCTATATCAAGAGTCTGCGAGTAGGCGCGATTGACTCAGTCTGCCACAATGCCTGCGAGCACAAGGGCAATGGCAAGTGCTACGCGCAATTCAACGCCCAGTCTGTAACTGAACCCATCACCACGATCCGCAAGGCGGGACCGGCTATCA